CCCGATTTGATGCCTGCTATCACGGATGTAATATTGCAATTATGCGATATGCTCATAGAAATGCTCCCCGAATTAATACAAGTCGGAATGCAAGTGATACTTCAACTTGCAATGGGCATTGCGCAGGCTCTGCCGGAGTTAATTCCGGCCATAGTTGACACAATTCTAGCTATAGTCGATTACTTCCTTGACAATATAGATTTACTTGTTGACGCGTCTATTGCCATCATTGTAGGTCTTGCAGAAGGACTTATCACGGCATTGCCTAAACTGATAGAAAAGGCTCCGGAGATCATAATAAAACTTGTGGAGGCCCTTATCAGAAATATTCCTAAGATACTTGAGGCTTCAGTTCAACTAATAGTTATGTTTGTCAAGGGCATAGTGGATTCATTTAAGAAGATACTTGAAATTGGCAAACAGATTATTGACAAGGTCAAAGAGGGTATTTTTGAAAAGATAGAAGGCGCAAAGGAGTGGGGCAAGGATCTGATAAAGAATTTTGTCGGAGGCATAAAAAGTAAGTGGGAGGACTTGAAAAACGGTGTCAAGGGTGTAGCTGAAACTGTTAAGAATTGGCTCGGTTTTTCGGAACCTAAAGAAGGCCCCTTGTCAAACTTCCATACCTTTGCGCCCGATATGATGGAACTGTACGCAAAAGGCATCACGGATAATGTCGGAGTGGTCAAGGATGCGCTTCAAAGTGCGACAGTCGGAATGATGGATACTTCCGTGAATGCGAATGTCGCGCAGAACGTCAATGCACAGGTCGGGGCCGGAGCCGGCACAGGATCAGATGTTTACAGACTGCTTGCCGAGTATCTGCCGATAATTGCAAGTGGCGAAGGAACACAGGTTGCGCTTGTCGGGGATGCGGATACACTGTTCGACATGATAAAAAAGAAAAACAACGAATACAAAAAGCAGTATGGCGTGTCTGCTTTTGCATAGGAGTTAAGCCATGACTTTTAAGGTTGGAACGACAAGTTATGCGAATAATGTAGTAATCGGGACGTATGACATTAACAAGGTCCCCGTATATGATGAATGGGTGGACGCAGACGGCAAGATCCATCGCCTAAAGATCAGGGACAAGGTGCAGGGATCGTTCGATTTGTTCTTCCGTACTGCCACGGCATATGCGGCATTCAAAACAGTGGTTGACGGGCAGACATCATCATCAAATCTGTCTGTAAGCGTAACGGTATCGGTTAACAATACAAATGCTGATTCGACCATATCGGCATATTTGGATTTTGCTCCGGTGCGTGATGTGGACGGAACAAGGAATGATTATTACAAAGTTATGAAAGTTACTTTAGAGGAACGCTAATGATTTCAGTTACAACGGCAACAAAAGATGCTTGGAAAGATGAAACTTCATACAAAGAGTATCAGGTTGATTATGGCAGCGTTATTCTGGGAAATAGCCGGATAGTGCAGGATTCAATCAATATTTCTGCATCCATCCTCAATTCCAATATGATTGAAAATGGCGGCTGCATACCTCGGAAACTTGAAATCACTTTGGATATTAATATTCCTGCCACTTTAACCATAGGATTGAAGGTAAGGGCAAACAATACAGAATGGATTCCGTTGTTTTATGGTTCCATAGATGAACGCGATAAACGTGATAATGATAGCGAAGTATTGACGAAATATACTGTTTATGACAGGTTGTATGGATTATCACAGGCAAACATCGCGGGATGGTTTTATGAGGTATTTGCGGAAGACTACCCGAATGCAACCATAGGTGACGCTTTTTTTGCACTACTTGATAGGTATAACATCCCGACAAACATCGTATCGCTTATGAATGGCAGTTGTCCGATTTATTTTGATGTGGCAGACGTGGAACAGAATATAAACGGGTTGGACTTCCTGAAACAGATATGTCAGCTTGAAGGCGGTTATGGTGAGATCGATGGTGAAGGATACTTCCGGATCGTGAAGTTTAATAATTCTGTAAGAATTCCGGAACCAATTCCATATTTTAAGAATTTAGATTACACTACAAGCGATTTTGTTAATTTTGTTGGCAGTGTGGTTCTAAAGCCTACATCAGAAAGTCAAGGCGTTGAATATATCCCTCCTGGCGAGGTAGCAAGTCATGCACTGATTATCCAGGATAATTTTTTTATTAAAAATTACACGTTACTTGAGATACAATTTAACAGTATGGCTGAAATTGTATATCAGGGTGTGGAGTATTTGCGGGCATCATCTTTTAGCGCAGAACAAATGGCGCTTCCGTGGGTAGAGTGCGGGGATGATGTTCAGTATTACGATGCCAGAACAGGCACAACACATACATTTACGATGTTTTCGTGGACGTATAAAGGCACACAGGCTTGTATGAACACGTTTTTATCATCAGTAACAGAAGGGCTGCCTGCCAACATACACGACCGAGAGATAACATTGAAACGCAAGGAACGCAGCGTTAATTATTCAGACACGGACATAACAGAAGGCGTTACGCGATTAGCCACAGGGAATATATTTTTAGTGTATGAGTAAAAAAGCATACGTGGGTATAAACGGAATATCGCGGGAAGTCGGCAAGATGTATGTCGGGGTTGATGGCGTTGCCCGAAAAGTCGTAAAGGGATATGTGGGGGTAAATGGCGTTGCAAGGCAATTCTTTAGTAGTGCGCCAGATTATCAGATGGATGTAAAGGTTAAGACGAGCATCCGAAATGCAAGTGATGGTGCGTTGCCTGTCACAGTTACTACAAGCATAAGAAATGCGGGTAGCGGTGCATTGAATGTTACGGTAACGACAAGCATAAGGAATTATACCCCGTAAAGGAGAAGATATGGCACAAGTTGATTTTAGTAATGCGGTGTTGGATGTATATAATAATATGGTAATGACTTACGACCAATATTTGCAATTTGATAAGAACGCTACATTATATAGTGTAAACAATGTTCAAATAACGTCTGGTCAAACAAAAACAATTATTACAAACACGCCATCAAAAGTATCTATTTTATTTACAGGTGCATTTACTGCAAGCGGTACAGAGTTTTACTTTACACCTTCTAAATTTTGGCGAGTATCAAATATATCTTTTTCAGCAAACGACACATACAGTTTTGTCATAGACATAGAAACAAGCGGAAATACATGAGGTGATGATATGGCAATGGTAGATTTTTCAAATGCGAGGATAGAACCCGTTGGTACACAAAATATGACGGCTTATAGTAGTTTGGACTTAAATACAACTATTCTTCGTGATGCAAATGACAATTATGTAAGCAATTCCTTTACACCATCACGACTAATAAATCAGCAAAAACAGTTGATGTATTTATATCAAGGGACATTTACCGCAAGTGGAACAGAATTTTATATGTACTATACGAACGGTCAAGGCAAATGGAAAGTATCAAACATATCATTTTCAAGCGGAGATACCTTTATATTTCAGATAAATGCTAACTTGGTATGTAATTAACCTAGAAGGGAGTAACAAATGAGTACAATAATCAGAGGTACGACACCAACGCTTACATTCAACGTAAAGAATGAGCAGATGGATTTAGCGGAAGTCGCGGAAGTATGGATAACCTTTAAGACGAAACCGGGGGTTGCACTCAAAGAAAAAACCTACGACATTAACGATGTTACGATAGATGCGGGCGAAAAGACTATCACGTTATCTTTGTCACAGGAAGATACCTTATATTTCGCAAACGCACAGATGCTTGTGCAAGTCCGGCTACGCATGAACGATGATATGGCTTTTGCATCGGCTATTATTGAAACCTCAATAGGTCAGATATTGAAAGACGGGGTGATTTAATGACAGGGCAAAGGGTTATAGATAGTGTGCTATACCTTGACATATTTTTATCTCAAAGTACACAGGAGTTAGATATATTCCTAGAAAACGGTACGCAAGAGTTAGAGATAGAAATGGTTGGTGGGTCAGAGGGTAGGTTGCCGTGGTATTTAGGAGAGTACGAAGTAGACCCACGCAAGGTAGAACAGACATTAGAAACAAGAAATAAGAGTATGAGGGCGGATGTGGTTGTGCATCCGATTTTTTATGCAGAAACAACTAACCCTAGTGGTGGTTATACCGCATACATCGGGCTTGAATAGAAAGGAGAAGAAATGGCTAATAATCAATATGTTAACAAGGTCGTATTCGGAACTACTACCGTAATGGATATTTCCGATACTACCGCAGACCCTTCCAAAGTTTTAGCGTCTGAAAAGTTTTACGATAGGTCGGGCGCACCGCAGACAGGATTATGTACCTATGATGCCGACACATCCGATGCAAATGCGGTAGCGGGTGAGATACTTGCGACAAAGACCGCTTACGTCAACGGAAACAAGATCACGGGTGAAATGCCTAACAGGGGTGCGGTAACGGGTACGATTTCAACGGTTGCCGGAACGTATAACATACAGAACGGCTATCACGATGGTAGCGGTACGGTTGAGATAGATAGCACAGAACAGGCAAAGATAATTGCCGGAAACATCAAAAAAGACGTTACGATACTAGGAGTTACGGGTACATACGAGGGTTCAGCGACACCGACTTCTACGGCAAAAACCGTCACGCCTTATACTACATCAAAGACGTATTTGCCATCGGGAGAAAGCACACCCGTTGACTACTATTCACAGTTGACGGTAAATGCAATAACTTACACGGAAACTGATAACGCACAGGGCGGCAAGACTGTGACCATCGGTGACATTGACCCCGATGCTTGATAATGAGGTGACTTATGGCTACTAACCCTTATGTAAATAAAGTTGTATATGGCGACCAAACCGTAATGGATATATCAGATACAACGGCAGAAGCGGCAGACGTGGCAAGCGGAGAAGTGTTCTATACGGCAAGCGGGGCGCGGTCGGTAGGAACGGCTGATTATTATTCACCGTCAGACACAGCAGAAACCGCTATTGACGATGCCGATTATTTCCCTTTTTATGATACGTCTGCGACTGCTAAAAAGAAGTCATTGTGGTCGAACATCAAGGCAAAGCTGAATGAGATATTTTTTAAGCGTTCGGAACAGGCGGTGCTTGGGGCGAAGAATTTGTTACCACTTAATGTTGTCGGCACATCGGGCGATATAGAGTGGACGATAGAAAACGGTACGGTTATCGCAAACGGCTCGGCAGGTAGTTCAAATTCACAAATTACATTGGCGATACCAAGTGAATTGACGGGGGATTTTTATTTTTGCGGTTGTCCTGTCGGTGGTGGTCAGCCTTATGACTTATATCCTTGGGATAATACAACGAACGCGAGACCGAAAAGATGGGATGGCACGACTAACGCCGCAACGGATATTGGCGATGGCACACTCAAAGAGGTGCAGATACCGAGTGGTCACACTTGCAGATTAGTATGTCGTGTCTATGCAGGAAATACCGTAAGCAATCTGGTATTTAAGCCTATATTGCAACTTGCGACCGATACGGATAATACTTTTGTTCCGTTCGCTATGTCAAACAAACAGTTGACGGATGCCGTATCACAGGATGCAAGCGACATTGACGATATTGAGGCACTCATACCGAGTGGCGCGAGTTCAAGTAATAAACTTGCAACGGCAAGTGACATTCCCGACATAACGGGTAAAGCTGACAAGGTATCAAGTGCCACAAGCGGAAATTTCGCAGGACTTGACGCAAATGGAAATCTTACTGATAGTGGCATATCTGCCGACATTGTACCGAGTGGGGCATCATCGTCAAACAAGTTGGCAACCGCAAACGATATACCGAGTTTAACGAACTATGTTGAAAAGTCAGATACCGTAGGGTTGCTGAAAAATGACGGCACAGTAGATACCACGCAATATGTCAGCGATATTTCCGGCAAAGTAGATAATTCGGTTGTTGCTCCTGTTGAAAGTGGAACAACGGCATCACAGGCGTATGCAATAGGAGAACATTTTATAAAAGATGGTGCTTTTTGTACCGCAAAGACCGCTATTGCATCGGGTGCTACGTTTACCTTAAATACGAACTATACGGAGGGAATGATAAGTGAGGGTTATCGAATCTCAACTTACAAACTTATAGGCTATACAAACGCATCTGCAATAACAGTTAACGCAAATGCATCGCAAGCAGTTACGTTAACCACTTCGGACACGGACTTGTCGAATTATGTGTGTGTAGGACTTATGAATTATAATTTGTGTAGCGGCGTTTCGGCGGCATTATCATTGAAAGCACTAGACATACAGGGTTCGGCAAGCAGTTCAATATCGGGGGCGGTTGGTAATGGTGGAACGGCTAGCGTAACCATTCCGGCGGGCAAATTAAGTTTAAGCGTAAGGGCGGTTAAATTTATTTGATTTATACCATAATATTAAAGGAGGACTAATCAATGGAAAAATATTATGTAGTTTACACGAGCAACGGTTATTTTCAGACCGATAAAATCACGGAGTGGTCCGATCTGGATTCTGCAAAGAATAAGTACCACGCCATCTGCAATACGCTCGGCACGAATAAGGATGTTGAGACCGCTATCATAAAGATACTCGATAGCCAGTTGGATGTTGTGGGCGATTATTCAGAGTTCATCGATCATCGGAAGACCGAAGGATAAGGTGCAAATCCTTACCCGCATTATTTGATATAGCAACACCCGTTCTGCTGTTTAATTTAAGTTCATTTAACTTAAATGAGGAACTGAAATTTTTATTAAAATTTTTGAGTTGTTATTTTAGTTAGTGAACGTACTATGATGACCTTTGTGGTTCATAGTCTAAAATAGACTTGCCCGTTTTACATGGGGAGCATACTCTTTATGAGTATTGAGCAACGCACGTTAACTCTTAAAAAGGTCGGTGTATAGCCGTACGGCGCACCCGTCAAGCCTCTTAACAATGCGTAACATGGCGGGTTTTTTGTATTTAAAAAAATGGTTGAAAAGTCGGTCATTTTTTGGTAGGTAAGAGGCATGATAGATAGTGCTGTTTGGGTTTCAATAATATCCGGGGTGTTAACACTTGCCGGAGTCATACTGACGAATACGAAGTCTAACCGCGAGATCGAGCATAAACTAGAGGTTAGTCAGGCGATCACGAACACAAAGCTGGAGGACCTGACGAAACAGGTCGAAAAGCACAATCAGGTCATTGAGCGCACGTTCAAGCTCGAACAGGCTGTTGCTGACATGAAGGGAGGAAACGGATGAAATTGTCGAATGAGTGGTTTGACAGGCTGAAATGGGTGGCAATTATAGCATTGCCTGCATTATCAACCTTCGTGTATGGACTTGCGCAGATTTACCATTTTGAGGTTGTAGGGGAGCAGATCGCGCAGACCATCACTTTGCTGGATGCCATGCTCGGCGCATTGCTTGGTGTGAGCCATATCCAGTATAAACACGATTTAGAGGAGAAATAGAATGCCGACAATCAAACAGGTCCTTGACCTTGCACAATCGCAGATCGGAACAACAGAATATCCGCCAAACTCGAATGACGTGATATACAATACGGCATATTACGGTCATGAGGTCAGCGGTTCATCATATCCGTGGTGCTGTGTCTTTGTTTGGTGGTGTTTTTCTCAATTTGAGCCTTGCCTTGTGAAAAAGACTGCATCATGTCAGGAGTTGGCACAGTGGTTCAAAGATAACGGAAAATGGGGATCAACTCCGCATCCAGGCGATGTTGTCTTTTTCAAGTTTAATACAAACTCACGCTGGACGAACCATGTCGGACTTGTTAAAGAGGTTTTGGACGGCGGCGCAAAAATAATCACGATCGAGGGCAACACCAGCGTCACATCAGACGATAATGGCGGGGCGGTCATGGAACGCACACGGACCTCGAATATTGTCGGATATGGGCGGCCTGCTTATAGTGAGGATGTTCCTGAAGAGCCTGATGATTATGAACATGGCGTTGACGTGTCAGAAAATCAGGGGAAAATTGATTGGGTGCGCGTCAAGGCAGCGGGCATCTCATTTGCTTGCATGAGGTCTACCAAGAAGAACGGCTCCATTGACAGAACATTTGCCGATAATTTGGATGCTTGTATCGATTTAGGTATCGACTACTCGTGTTATAAATACGCTTATGCAAAGACGCATGATGAGGCACGCAGAGAAGCTGACAACGTAATAAACACAATAAACGCGATCAAGATGCCGATATGGTACGACATGGAGGATAAAAGCCTCGAAACGCTCGGCAAGGACACGATCGAGGGCATTGCGCTGTCATTTATCGGAGAATGCAAAGAGGCGGGATATGATGTCGGGATATATTGTAATAAGAATTGGTACGACAATTATATCAGCGACTATCTGAAGAGCCGATATTCCTTTTGGGTTGCCCGGTACGGCAAAAACACAGGCTATCTTGACGAGAAATACAAACCGACAGGCCGTAATGTTATTGCTTGGCAGTACACGTCAAAAGGGCGTGTTGACGGCATCAACGGCGATGTTGACCTTGATGTGTTATATTAGGGTGTGGCATCTGATGTGGCACAACAGCGTGTAATGTGCATAAATAGGGTGTTTTTGTTTGACTTTTAATCAGGTTGTCGGGGGTTCGAATCCCCCGTGTCTCATAGCCTTGAAATCCTAGAAAATACGGGGTTTCAAGGCTTTTTTATTTTCATAATATCCGTTCAGAATATTACGTTTTTATACATTTTTATACATGAAAATGTGGCACCCGATGTGGCACCCTTAATGTTGAGTCGCGGAATATGCCCGGATGAGTTCCCCTGCTTTTTGAATGTCTCCTATGTCAACATGGG